TAAGCGGAGCGACTAAAAGCGGAGCGACTAAAAGCGGAGCGACTAAAAGCGGAGCGACTAAAAGCGGAGCGACTAAAAGCGGAGCGACTAAAAGCGGAGCGACTAAAAGCGGAGCGACTGGACGACCCAAGTCTAAGCCTTCGGGTCCGAAGGGATAAGTGTAACGACCAAAGTGTAAGCGGAGCGACTAAAAGCGTGGCGACTAAAAGCGGGCACACATATTTTGATAACAAACATATACAGTTTTTTATCAAACATCCTTAGGATTGGAACCGATCTTCAATGTCCTTGATGGCGGATTTATTCAAGGCAACACCGGTTTCACAAATTGCCAAGCGAGCCTGTTCCATGATAACCGTGGTCTCTACCGACCTCACGTTGTCTTCTACCGACCTCACGTTGTCTTCTACCGAACGAACGTGGTCGTCAACTGAGCGAACTGTGGTCTCTACCGACCTCACGTTATTCTTAACAGCAAGAACCGAATTCTCTACCGCAAGAACCGAGTTCCCAACAGCAAGCACCGAGTTCTCAACCGAGAACAGATTCGCCTCGTGTTCAGCCAACCGCCGCTTCAAATCCTGGATTTCCTTTGTCAAAATGCCAATCAGCCCAATGTAATTGAGCGACTGCATTTGCTCACCATCCTTTTCCCCATTCACCAAGAATGGATAATGCTCCTGGACTTCATGGGCAATAAACCCAACATCTTGACGGCCATGACGAGTATTGGTATAGGTGACCGGCTTCAACACATCCACATTGAAAGACGCGTCGAGCGCCATCACATTGGCTTTCACACGGTAATCAGAGGTCGCATTATAACTAAAAGCATTTACATTGCCATACACATCCAACGTATATTTCGGCTTCTGAGTATTGATTCCGACAAATCCGCTGCCACCACAAGACCATAGAACAATACGGTCGGAATTTGTGCCAATTCCTTCATCATTCTCAACACCAATCATGAGCATTCCATTTTCTGCAAATCCGCTGCCATTGTTCCCTGTATATTCAGGGGAACTATCAAAATTATCATAGTATTGGATGTAACCATAATCTGAACCCGAATTACCTTTGGATTTGAAAACAATCGAAGACACACCTCCGACATTGCCGTGTTCCAATATGAGGGACCCGGATGTCGCAGAGGCTGTTGTACCACTGCTTTCGTAGATACGCATATTCCCATTCACATCCAATTTAGAGGTAGGAGTTGTAGTTCCAATGCCGAGATTCCCACCACTGGATAATACCATTTGAGGAGTTCCTGACTGTGCCAATCCTGCTCCAAATGTCAAGTTATCAGATACTGCACCAATACCAAACCAATTACCTCCAGTTCCATTATCATACACGGCCAATTTACAATTTCCGTTCGTATTGCCCAAACTCAATATATGAGCAGGATTTGTAGTTCCAATTCCAACATTTCCATTGATCGGATTTAAAGATATATTTCTATAAGTAGGTGTCCCATTATCATCTTTTCTCCCTTGGATAATTCCAACACCATCTGTTGACATGGCCAATGAAATTGATTGACCTGCGAAGTTTTGAATCTGTAATTGTGCCCGGGTTTGCCAAGCATTAAAGTTTGCGGCTGTTTCTGTATCTTTTATTATGGTTACAGACGGATTCATATCCAAAGTTTCAGTTGTTACTTTACAATTTCCATTCACATCCAATCTAGAAGTAGGATTTGTATTTCCAATACCGACATTACTACCCCTTGTTTGTAGACATAATGGTTGAGTCGTAGAATTACCTGCTACATTTATGTAGCCAAAACCACTCGTATAATCTACACCAAGCGCCATCGCATAAGGTGTTGAACCAGTTTTTGTTGAACCCAAAAGTAAATTATGGTTATTTGTCCCGGCTCCAATAGAATCTGGAGCATTGGATTCATTAGTCGAACTATTACCATCACTCCTTAATCCACTAAAAACACCAGTTCCGTTCACATCCAAGGCGTAAGATGTGTTGGGGTTTTTTGTGTTAATTCCAACAACCCCTCCCAATGGATTCAATAATAATTCTTGTACGTAATCAACACCATTATAGTATTCACTCGATTGTATCGCAGATAGAGCATTAATACCCCATGAGTAATAAGCACCGAGTATAAGCCGCGAACCACCACCCGTATTATTAACAAATACCCCGCCTTTCAAAGCACTAGACCCGTAAAACGCATACGACAAATCATAGATGGTTGTATTTGCGGCCACGGATAATGGCCCGGTCGCATTGATAGACCCAATGACATCCAAGGCGCAAGCCGGGGTTTTTGTATTGATTCCGACAAATCCAGCACCATTGGCGGGCATTAAAGCGATGCGGTCATTAAAAACAGTGCCAGGCTCATTTTCAATACCTAATGTCATAAGACCTCGATTAACCGATGATTGAGTGTATGTAGGCGTATTACACAAAACCGCAATCTCACTCGCAGCTAGCGGACGGTCAAACATATTTACATAATTTATGTATCCATTGAAACCTTTTGCAAATATACCTGTACTTCCAATTTGTCCGCCACCATTATATCCATATTTAAGTGCTATCAATACTTGTTGATTTGTTGCGGTAAGCTGTTTGCCTAAGTACGTATTACCCACATCTCCACCTGTAACTAAAAAACCATCTAAATAATGATTTCCAGTCGAAGTTGCGTTATCAAACGTGAACGCATAATGACGCCATACATTTGGTTCTAATACATTAGTGTGTTTGTAATTCGTTGAATCTTCGCCGCATATAGCAACAATACGACCCGTATCTCCATTTAAATAGATATCAAACTTTGATGTACTACTACTAGGCGATATATTCAAAATATAAAACCGACAATTAGTAGCGTTAGTTGTCCTTGGACGTATCCACGCAGAGAATGTGAAGCCACCCGCGTTAAAAGGGGTTAAACTGCCGGGTGTCTGCATATAAGAAACCGCGTCAGTACTGCCAGATGTTATATTAGTTTGCTGAAAGTTAAGACAATATGCACCAACTGGAAACTGAGTAGGCGGATTAGAGAGTCCGGATACAGCAACAGAACTTATGCTATCATTTACGTTCTCAATATTATTAGTATTTGAACCAGTGCTTGCAACACTATGTCCGATGCTCGTATCAAAATCATACTTGAGTAACGGAAGAGTATGCCCTGTATTGTCCTCATATTGGATATAAGCGTAGTCATTTGTTGTGCTGTTTGGACCCTTAAACATAATTGATGATGTGCCGCCTACGGCGGTGTGTTCCAGCATAAGGGATCCGGTTGTCGCAGAGGCTATTGTACCGATGCCTTCATAGATGCGCATCTGTCCGCTCACATCCAAATTATATGTAGGATTTGTAGTTCCAATGCCGACATTTACCCTTGTACTCAATTCACCATTTCCTCCACTATTTGGAACAAGTGTCATACCATCTATATAGGCTAGATCATTCGCGGTATTATTGAACAAATTATTTGATTTTGCGGAAATTATTAATTTACTTTGGGCACCATAATCAAAATTTGGACCTGCCCCACCATCACGATTTAATACAACATCTTCTATTTTCCATCTGCTTATCCCCCCCCCATTTCCAATTTCAATTTTGGGATTTGTCAATGGGGTTTGTGTTATAGTATTATTTCTCATTATTGATAGGGTGTTTGATGCATTTAAAGTGCCACTCACATCCAAATTATAATTGGGAAACTTGTTATTGACTCCAACATTGCCAGAACCATTTGCCGCCCATAAACTAATGCGGTCTCTATGTGCAGAGGTTATCTCATTCTCAATTCCGATTGTTAGCAACCCAGCCTCTGTACTTACCTGTCCAGCATAGGGAACATTTTCCTGATACTGGATGTAAGCATAGTCATTGTCTGCACTATTCACAGATTGAAATAGAATAGAGGACCCCCCTGAAGCATCGCCGTGAGTCAGATTTAAAGTTCCTCTTGAAGTCCCGGATGAAATGACAGAACCCGATGGTTCGTAAAAGGTAGTGCGCCCACGAACAAACAAGTTCCCATTCAATGACGTATCGTTAGCAACAAACAAGCGTCCGTTGAGAGAGGCATCGCCGCCATAAACAAAAAGGTTTCCATTGAGGGACAAATCATTTCCTAACCGAGTCTTCGCGGCAACGTATAAGTTGCCATTCAGAGAGGCATCGCCGGATAACATCAAACGCCCATTGAGAGATGCATCACCATACATAGTAAAGTTTCCATTGAGGGACAAATCATTTCCTAACCGAGTCTTCGCGGCAACGTATAAGTTGCCATTCAATGACGCATCGCTAGCAACAAGAAGCCGGGCATTCATAGAAATGTCACCATTTGCTAATATTCGCATGCGTTCCTTCGTATCATCAACTAATGTGCTACCCGTTGGAGCAGTGAAAAATTGTAATTCATTGTTTACAGAATCCGGATCGGGGGAAGATGCAATAATTTTCGTATTTTGCGAAACGTTTATAACCCCGCCGAGCGAACCCCAAGAATCGCCGGGTCCATATCCTTCAAACTGACTATTATCAGTATTATAACGAATGTATCCAGCACTTTCGGCTTCATTCACTGTAACAGGACGTTGATCGTTTCCACCGACTGGTAGTTTTAAATGAGTTCGTACAGTGAGTGAGCCACTGATATCCATATCGTTATTCAAAGATATGTCGCCAGTTACAAACAAGTCTTGTTCAATATACGTATTACCAAATACACGAAAGTTAGAGGATGCGTCCGGTTTTCCAATGCGTGTTTCTGTTCCCAAAGTGAAAATATATTTGACCTTATCCGGAATACTAATAGCCTGTCCACCAACTGGAACAAGGGTGTTTAAAAACGTCAAATAGCTCAAACTAATATCCACTTCTTGTCCAGTATCATCATTCACTGTAATCTTTCTAGGGTCCATACGGAAAACACCACTGCCATCAATATTAAATACATTGAAAGCGGTATTGTGAACACTGAGTTCGCCGCCACTTACATCCATGTAGCCCTTGACATATGTTTTTTTGATTCGGTTTGCGTCAGTTTCTTGTCCCCAGGTTGATGTAGGTAATGTTGGCATTATAAAATAGATATGTATTAAAAAACATATCTATAGACGAGCCATCTGTTTTGGCATAGGGTCTAGTGTTGATAAAAACTCATCATCAAAGGGAGCCAATTTATCCGTCCGTCCTATAATTAAAAATATTATTATATACAATCATATTTTTACTCACAACAACATTCCCCCTCTCCCTTAATATCAACATGATACCCGGTTGTGCCTAAACCAAGGCACATCATAAAAGTCTTGTTTTATACCTAAGTACAAATGTGTAATCACCACTGGGTAATGTTTCCCGGCAAAAACAGGTTGCCAAAAATATGGACTTCGCCGCCGTTATCGTTGCCTATATTCACAATGGGCGTTACCGCCCCAATATCCATCTGATTGCTGTTCAACGTATCAATCGTCTTGACGAGCAACACCCCCGATAAATCTACGTTTTGCGCGCTCATATCCACGACCTGCGTTGTCCCGGCGACAGTGAATCGGTTCCGCACATTCGTGTTACCCGACCCGCTAGATCCCACATAAATCTCGCTCGTGCTCTCAGGCAACAAATAGAAGACGCTATTGTTGGTGCGCAAGCTGCCAGTTTCCCTTATCCAAATGTCGCCGGACACGACCATATTTCCAGACGCCTCTAAGATATTGAGCCCGGCGCGATTCATAAAGTACGGAGCATACAAATGATACATCTTGGTTCGGCCGACTACAGACCCGGGTATATATGTCACATTTGTACCTGAAATCGCAAACTTGGCAATGCTTGTGGCACTAATATTGGTGAAGTTGACTCCGGCGATGATTCCGCCGTTGCCCATTGCGTTCAGTGCATCTGCCGAGACGACTGACCATGTCACATACCCATCTTGCGAATACATCACGAGCCCACCATCTCCTACGGCAATGGCACAACTTGCGTTAATAACCGCCACCGACCGCAGAACGCCGCTAATAACAGTAGATGCCCACGTCTCGCCATTGTCGTGCGAATATCGGATAATGTTTGAACCAACGGCGACCACGTGATAAATATTATTAAAAAAATAACCACCGATTCCGTAGAGAGGTGTCGCTGATCCAGTAATCGCACCAAAAACAGGGTCGCTGCCCAAAATATTTGCCGATCTTACTCCATTGTTGCCGGCAATAAATATGCGCATTGCGTATCCCCAAATGCTATTCACAGAAGAGAGGCCTGTATCAATTTGAGGATTCGTTTCACCAGGATTCGCTCCACTAATATCAATTTCAAACCCACTAACTTCAACACCACTACCATCTAGAACCTCGTTGCCAGTTCCGTCCAGATTTTGATGAACAATGTATCCAATGCTATCAATCGTAAATCCCAAAATCAAAATATCCACATTCAAATAGAGAGATTCAATATAAAAATCAAAATTGTTTGCCAAACTGACATTGATTTGTTTCCACGATGTTCCACCGTTTGATGTATAAAACAAAAATCGCCCGTCACCTCCAATAAGATAATTATCGGTTGAACTCATTCGCACTGAACGGAAAACCACGCTTCCAAGTTCAAGACCCGAAAAAGCGGCGCCGACCGAATTACGAATGCGATTTGCGAACCACGTATATCCACCATCCGTCGTTTTCAAAAAGTATTGCTCATAGACCGATCCGGTCTTAATCGGCGTGCCAATCGCGATACCGACCTGACCATAAAAGGCGGTCTCTACCACTTGAAACGCCACGTCGGCGGCGACGATGACCTCTTGGTGTCCCAATCGCACCGGACCATTGACATCCATTGCATATCGGTTTTCGCCGCCCGCGGTCTGATACACGTCGTATTTATTGACACCAATAGAGGTTCTAAGATTTTTTGGGACAATGGAGCCGCCCTGAGTCGGCCCAGAGACGATATTTAAAGCGGGATGCTTGATGTTGCTCGCGTCAATTAACGCGATGGTGCCATTGATGCGAT